GGAATCATCGGGTGGGGAGGGGTCACTGGCCAGGGGCTCCAGGGGGCACACGCTGACCTCAATCACCAAGGGGATCGGCCCCGCCCGGGTAACGGCTTCTGGCGAGATGCTGACTGGATCGCATGCCGGGATGGCAAGTGGCGGCCAGTTGAACCCGGCACACAGCCGCTGGTTGATGGGGCTCCCGCCCGAGTGGTGCGCTTGCGCGCCTACGGAAACGCCATCAATGCTCAAGCGGCGCAGGCTTTCATCGAATGTGTGATGGAGGCCGCATGACCACCGAGAAAGTCACTTTCACACACAAAGGCTGGATCGGCTTTTGCCCGGTGCTCATTGGAAAGCCAGAATCTTTTGGCCCTGATGTTGACGAGCGGTTTCCGTTTACCGGCTGGCTTCTTGAACTGAATCTGGTGCTATTTGAGTTTCTGGTGCCAACCCAGCTTGCCGAGTACGGCTGGCCCATCCGAATCACTGGGAAGCTGGATGCGCCAGTCACAAGAGAGTTTGAGGTGGAGGCATGAAGCGCAGCGCCCCCATGAGACGCACCGGCTTCAAGCGCCGCGACCTGCCCATGCTGCAGGCCCTGGATGCGTCGCGCCCGCACCGCGCTCCTGCCGTAGTGCACAAGTCCACCAGCCGCGCGGTGATGGCGCGGTGCGACGTGCCGGCCGTGGCCATCCCCAAGGAAGCCGCTGCCCGCAAGGGAAAGCGCACCCCGACCGTGGCAGAGCGCGCCTGGATGGACGCCATCACTGCCTTGGGTTGCATCGCCTGCCTGATTGACGGCCGCGAGCGCGTGCCGGGTGCTGTGCACCACATCCTGCGTGGCGGCCACCGCATCGGGCATCTGCACACGATCTGCCTGTGCGATCCCGGCCACCACCAAAACGGCCGGCCCATGGGCCTTATCAGCCGCCACCCCTGGAAAGCGCAGTTCGAGGCGCGCTATGGCACCGAGGCCGAGCTGTTGGAGTTGACCAAAAAGATTGTGGGCAAGCAATGAGTCATAAGCCCTACGCCTGCCACGACCGCCCGCCGTTCCTGCCGGTAGTTCGCTTCGAGAAAGCCGGCCATGTGGCCGAGTGGCCTTTCGTCATGTCGCCCGACTGCAACTACACCCACACTGACCTGGGCCAAGCCGATCCGCGCTGCCTGGGTTGCAAGCACAAGGCCGAGAGCAAATGACGATCACCGAGGACTACTTGCGCCTGCGCAGCGTCGAGTGTGGCGACTGCTGGATTTGGTCGCAGTCGTACACCAGCAGTGGCATCCCGCTTGTCTCAAAGAAGGATGGCGGCGTTCCCGTCCGACGCCTTATTGCCCGCGACATTCTGAAGAAGGACATGCCGCCTGGATCGGTGGCCGCTTCCTCGTGTCATGAGCGCAAATGCGTCAACCCTGAGCACACCTTGGTGCTGACGCGGGCCAAGTTGCTGGTTCGTTCGCGCGCCAACACCAACCAAGCCATCCGCAACGCCAAGATTGCCCAGGCCAAGCGCAAGCGCGCCAAGCTGACGCCCGAGGCGGTCGCAGACATTAAATCCCGCCAGGAAACCTCTCTTGTGTACGCCGCGCGCTACGGTGTGCACCACACGATGGTCAGCAAGATTTGGTGCGGTGGCGCCTGGAAGGAAATTGCTACCCCACAAAACCCATTCGCCGGCATGTTCACCAGCCTTGCCGCCAACGACGCAGGGAAGAAACGCGCATGAGCCGTCCTGGTGTTGCGTTAGTGCGCAAGATCGCCAAGCAAAAGGCCCGAGAAGCGGCCGAGGCAAGGGCCGCCCTGGAGCGTGCACCCGCTGAGTTCGCCAGCCAGATCATGAGCACGCGCTTGGCCCTGCTGTCCATGGAAGAAGGCCAGGACGCCACGGAAATGCTCGCGCGCCTCGCTGTGGTCATCGGGTCGCCCTGCCAAGCCTGCGCCAACGTCTATGGCGACCGCAACATGCCGGCCTGGGGCCGCCAGCTCCACGGCGCGCTGCGCACCATCCAGCAGATGTGCCTGGAGGGCTACCGCTGGAGGGCTGTGTTCGCCCTGGCCATGGATCGTGCGGTTGAGCTTGCCGCCGAATCTCGCCCCGAGCTGACGCCCAAGGCTTTCCATGCCGCCTACCTCGATGCCTGCCACCTCTCCAACCTGATCCTGGCCCACGAAGTCACCCACCAATCCGTCAGCGACCACTGAAGCCTATGACCAACCAAACGCCCGAAGTCAAGTTGACCAACGCCCAGCGAGTTTGGGATTCCATCGTGGACCTGCACAACAGCGGCCGGTCAGTGACGCGCAAGTCCATCGCGGACCTCTCGGGCCTGAAGTTGCACATCGTTGATGACCACGTTGACCGACTGGTGAGCAAGGACCAACTGCGCCGCCTGGGCGCCGGCCTGCTGGAGCTGGTGGAGCAGTTCGGGGAACCGCGCCCGATCAGCAAGACCGTGCTGCCAAACGGGGTGGTCAAGCTGGAAATCGGTCCGATGTACCTGGAGCTGACGCCCAAGGAGTCGATGGTGCTGTCTGGGTTGTTCAAGTCCGAGCTGTTCACCATGGCCGAAATCGAGTCGGGCAACCGCGCGCTGATCCGCATGTCTGAGCTGACCAACCGCATCACCGAGCTGCAACGTCAGGTCAAGGCATTGCGAGAGAAGACTGGCGGGGAAAAGCAGCCGGGCCTGTTTGGTGACGAAACCCTTGATTGATAAGTGAATTACGTAATACACTAATCACATGGGCGGCGCGGTGCTGCCCAATCCAAGGAGTCTGAAATGTCTGTAACCCTCGCCCCCACCCCTGACGATCTGGCCCACTTCGAGCGCTCCGAGCAGGGCGGGCGCTTCCCCATCGACCCCGCCATCAAAGAGCGCATCGTGATTGAGCGCGCTGTGATCCGCCGTGCTGTGTCTGACCTGCTGGCTGCTGGCAATCTGGTGCGCCTGCACGACGGCGAGAGCTGGGCGACCGGCCTGGAGTCGAACATTGACCGGGTGATGGCCGAGCTGTGCGCCTGCGACGAGGAACGCCTGTACGTGTGGAAGCCCAGCGACGTGCCCGGCCAGGACGGCAAATACATCGGTTCCATCTATCTGGTGTACGGCAACGACGGCTGGGACGTGCTGGCCGACTACAGCGTGAACCTGGAGCCGCTGATGGCCGGCGCCAACGAGTTCGCTGAAGCCCTGTCGGAGTGACCGCTATGAGTGCCGCACACATCACCCAACGCCACAACGGCAACTACGCCTACGTGAGCATCGAGACGGCCACCAAGTCCCTGGACATAGCCCTTCGCCCAGGCGTCACGCCTGCCGAATCACTGCGCATCGACGCTACCGATAAGCGGGCCCAGGCGCAGCGCCTGATCGCCCAGGCCGAACTGCTTGAAGGCGTGGCGGCCGACATCCTTGCCACCCCGGAGCTGATCGCCCAGGTCGAGCAGGAAGAAGCCGACCTTCAGCGCTGGTACGCGACCAGCCGGCGCCTGGACGATCTGACCGAGAAGGCTGTCAGCGAAATGACTTTGAGCCAGCGCGAGGCCCTGGCCGACGCCTGGGAAACCATCAAGGCCATGCCATGACGACCACCACCGCAACCCTGCGCATGCTGGCCATGCGTCTGCGCACGACCAGCATGCCGCTGGCCGACCTGATCCCGACCCTGCAGCGCGCGTCCGACCACATCGACCTGATCGCGCAGCAGCGCGACGATGCGATCCGCCACCTTCACGCCATCCTCAACCAGCAGCGCACCGCCACGCAGTCGTGGCAGTCCGAGCAGGAAGCCCGCCAGTGGTTGGAGAGCATCGCGTCCGATCCTGGGGCCGCCGACCCCATCACCGCCTACTACACCGACCGCGCCAACGGCGTGCACGCGGCCAAAGCACCATGAGCACCACCCACACCCCAGGCCGCGTCACCTTCCGCGAGGACGGAGACGCCAACCACTGGTCCATGCTGACCGAGGACGGCAAGTGGTGGCTTGCCCTGCTGCACAACGGCGAGCAGACCGCGCCCCAGCAGATCGAGCGATTCCGCCGCCTCGCGGCCTGCTGGAATGCGTGCGATGGCCTGACCACCGAACAACTGGAGCGCTGCGGGACGCTGGATCGTGCGAGCGTGTCGCGCAATGTCGCCACCCAGCGCCACATCGAATCGCTGACGGCCCAGCGTGACGTGCTGGTCGCCGCTGCCATCACAGCCCTGGCCGAGTGCGCCGACTTGATCGGAACGCCGGCCGGCGACGCGCTGCAGGCCGCTATCGCCAAAAAATTCGGGAGCGACACGTGACCGCCGAGTTGAGCATTGGCAAGACTTACAAGGTCAACAGCAGCCGCAAAGGCGTGTTCAACGGCATCGTCACCCAATGCGACGACACCTGGGCCACGCTGCTTATCACCCATGGCAGAGCCCGTGCCATCTTGGACTACAACGAGCGTGAGCAGGGCGAATCCGTGACGGTGCGCCGCTCCTTTTGCACGTTCATCGAGTTGGAAGGCGGCGCGACATGACCGGCGCCTACGAACGCATCGCCCAGCGCCTGCTGAAAGGCCAGCCCCGCCCAGGCCGCACGGCTTGGTTCGACGGCCGCCGACTGCTGACGGGCACCAAGAGCCTGCACCTCACGCCGCAGAGCAGGACATGGCGCCTGTTCTGGCGCCTCAAAGCCAACCGCATGGAGAAGGGTCAATGACCACCACACCACTGCCGCCAGCAATTGAGCCAGTCGCATGGTTTGAGTACGCACGCAAAAAGCCTACGCTCAAGAGGCTTGTATTTGACCGCACATCGCGCAGTCAACTGCGTGTTGCCGGATGGGTGAGTGAGCCTCTCGTCAAAGAGTCGGACGCCACCCAAGCCCGCGCCGATCTGGAGGCAAAACTGTCGGCCCACAAAGCTGCGCGTATAGCGTATGCCAGCGAGTTCCCGCTTAACAGTGAGGGTGAGCCCGATGTCGGGTCTATACACCAGAACATCCGAGCGTTGAAAGCCGAGAACCAGCGGCTGCGGGAGTCGCTGGAAACCATCTATGAGGCCGTGGGAATCTATACCTTGGCCGACGCATCGGACTGTGCTGCTGCTGCACTAAAGGACACGAAATGAAAGACCAGATCAACACTATCCGTGAGGCGTTAGAAGCAATTGATAACGGATGCCAAGCTAACAATTTAGAGCACACATTGGCCGCCCTCACCCAGCTTGAAGCGATGGTGGGGGAGCAGGAATCGTCTCTCGCGTTTTACAAGCGCCGTTGCGATGCGCTCCAGCAGTGGCAGAGCAAGATGCGCGACCCTGAGCGCACTGTCGTCTGCGACATCCTTGCCAACGGGCACACACTGGAGCCCGCTGGTGATCGCTACGCCGCCCCGGTAGCCCAGCAGCCGCAGGCCGAGGCGGTGCGCGTCGAGTGCCACGAAGTTATCGCTGGTGTAACCGGCAACACAGTGCGCCCACGGGAATTGACTGAGCGCGAGCACAACGTCCTGATGCGGGCGATGGTGTGCAGCGGGAAGAAAGTCGAAGCACCCCAGCAGGCCGAGGCGGTGCCGAGCGATGTGGCGCGGGATGCGGCCCCCATTCCCGACCATGAGCTTGTCACGATGTACGACGAGCGCCCTACATCTGACCTCGAAATGATTGAGTTCGCCCGCGAGGTCGAGCGGCGCCACGGCATCGGCGTTCAGCCGCAACACATAACAGACGGTTCGCCGTGCTGGTGCAACCCAGATGTCGCATACACCGACCCTGAGACGGGCGCATCAGTGATTGTTCATCGGAGGCCACAATGAATCAGCGTGAACACGACCAAGCGATTGAGGCGCTTCGGCGCGGTTTCTGCAAGCTGCCGCGCTTCAGCTTTGTGAAGGACGCACAAGGCAGCGTTCGCAAGGTGCCGGATCGGACAGGCAACTTTGTCGAGTTCACCTCCGCGCACGAGCTGTTTGACCCTGTGATGGTTGATTCGTTGCTTGCAAAGATGCACACCGACGCCGCAATCGACGCAGCCATCGCAGCACAAGGAGAGAAGCCATGAGCGTTGACGTTCACGAACTGCTGCGCGAGGCAGAGTCACAAAAGGCCGCCCACAAGGAAGGAGCCTGACCGTGGCCGGCAGGCGCAATAATCCGCCCATGACCACCGCCAAGCCACCAGCCGCCGCCGCGAAGCGCCCACCCAACGCCCGTGGCCAGGGCCGCAAGCCCACCCCGGAAGGCGCGCGCCGCTCCACCAGCATCCGCCTGACCGAGCAGCAGCACCAGAAGCTGGCCCGCCTGGGTGGCGCTGACTGGGTGCGGGCACAGATCGACAGGGCCAAGGAGCCCAAGGCATAATCTCCGCGCCGGTTGTGGATCACCGGCTGTCATACGGCCAGAGCGTGTCGAAATCCACCGGGTGCCCCGCCTGAAATAACGCTCAGGGGGCCATCACATCAGCGGCAGCACGGAAGGACGTGCAGCGTTGGCAGAGGAACGCACTGGCTCAGGTGGTTCGATTCCACCCACACCGCAAGGTGTCGGACTGCAATAGGCGATCAAGGGCAGATAGCCGGTTTCGAGCCCGGCTCGCTGATGTGATGGTGAAAGGGATTGGCACATACTGGTTGGCCTGCCAGCGATTGCAGATGGAGCTGGCCACCGTCACCTGACCCCCGGCCATCCGGGGCTATCAGGCCAGCCGACTCGCCTCTGGGGGTTCCTGGGGGACGCGCCGAGTCGGTTGACCCGATGGCGAGAGAACTGCCAGTGTTGGCCCGAGCTGGAGGTAGGAGCGCATCGGGCCCAGAACGCAAGCGGTGCAGCAAGCAGCCCGTAGCGCCACCATCCCCCCACTCTGGGTTTGTCCCTTTGAGCCTGCCGGGCAGCATCCCGGCCCATGGCATCAAAACCAGCGGGAAAGAAGCCCGCCCCCACCCCCGCCAAGTCGCCTGCTGCCCGCAAGAAGGCCGCAGGCGTTGTCGCGTCCGCACCAAAGAAGCCCGCCAAGCCCAAGAAGGTCCAGCCCGCCACCCTGGCGCTGGAGCCCATGCAGCAGCAGTTTGTGAACGAGTACCTGATTGACCTCAATGGCACTCAGGCGGCAATTCGGGCCGGCTACAGCGAGAAAACGGCCGGCGTGCAAGCCTCCCAGCTCTTAGCAAAACTTAACATCCAGGCCGCAATCGCCAAAGCGCAGAAGGAGCGGGCCGAGCGCACCGGCATCACCGCCGACCGCGCCCTGTCCGAGGTCTGGAAGATCGTCACCGCCGATCCGCGCGAGCTGGTCCAGGTCAAAGTCGGCTGCTGCCGCCATTGCTGGGGCGAAGGCCACCGATACCAGCGCACGGTCGGTGAAATGAATGCTGACCGCGAGCAGCACGCAACTAAGGGCCTGTCGCCCGCCGACTTTGATGAAAAAGGAGGCATTGGCTTCGATTCCCTGCGGTTGCCGCACCCTGAGTGCCCTCAATGCGGTGGCGACGGCCAAGCCCGCACCGTCCTGGCGGACACCCGAAACCTGAGCCCGCTGGCCCAGGCGCTGTATGCCGGCGCCAAGCAGGGCAAGTACGGGATCGAGGTGCAGATGCACTCCAAGATGGACGCCATCGAAAAGGTGTTCAAGCACCTGGGCCTCTATAAGGAGGACAACACCCAGAAGACGGACGCCCTGGCCACCCTGTTGCACACCATCGCATCGGGCAACAACAGCACGTTCAAGCCCGTGGCGCGTGACCCGGAGCAGGACTGAGCCATGGCCGAGACACGCATCGTCCACGAATCGCCCCTGCTGCCGCTGCCCACCAGCGAGCCCGAGCTGGCGCGCTGCCTTGCCGATCCCGAGTGGCGCATCTTCAGCGGTTGCCTCTACAAGATCATGATTAAGGGCGACGGCGAGGACGAGGGCGATGTGACCGTGCTGCCCTTCATCCCCAACCGGGCCCAGCGCCGGTTCATCCGCCGCTTGTGGCACCGCAACCTGATCCTGAAGGCCCGGCAGTTGGGGTTCACCACCCTGATTGCCATTCTCTGGCTGGATCACGCCCTGTTCAACGCCAACCAGCGCTGTGGCATCGTGGCCCAGGACCGCGACACGGCAGAAGTCATCTTCCGCGACAAGGTGAAGTTCGCCTACGAGCGACTGCCGGTGGAAATCCGCGACCGCTTCCCGCTGGAGAAGGACAGCGCGACCGAGCTGCTGTTTGCCCACAACAACAGCTCTATCCGCGTGGCCACCAGCTACCGTGGCGGCACGCCCCACCGCCTGCACATCAGCGAGTTCGGGAAGATTTGCGCCCAGTTCCCGCTCAAGGCCGCCGAGGTCATCACCGGCTCCATCCCGGCCGTGCCCATCACCGGCGTCCTGGTCATCGAGTCCACCGCCGAGGGCCGCGAAGGCGAGTTCTTCGAGCTGGCCCAGCGCGCCGAGAAGCAGCACATCACCAAGCTCCCGCTGACCCCGCGCGACTACCGTTTCCACTTCTATGCGTGGTGGCAGGAGCCCAAGTACCGCATGCCGGCCGCCAGCGTGCACGTCAGCGAGAAGGACCACGACTACTTTGACCAGATCGAGCAGGCGATGGACTGCAAGATCGACCCGGACCAGCGCGCTTGGTACGTGGCCACCCGTGACGCGGACTTTGCGGGCAAGGAAGAACGGATGTGGCAGGAATACCCTTCCACCCCGTCCGAGGCCTTCCAGGTGTCCACCGAGGGCAACTACTACGGCAAGGACATGACCGCCGTGCGCAAGCGTGGCGGCATCACCCGCGTGCCGGTTCTGGACCTGCCCGTCAACACGTTCTGGGACATTGGCAACCACGACGGCTGCGCGATCTGGTTCCACCAGGAGCTGCGCGGCGAAGACCGCTTCATCGACTACTACGAGGCCCACGACGCGGACCTGCGCCATTACGTGGTCGAGCTGCAGAAAAAGGGCTACCTGTTTGGCGAGCACTTCCTGCCCCACGACGCCGAGCACCGCCGCCTGGGCGACTACAACAAGTCCACCCAGGAAATGCTGCAGGAGCTGATGCCCGGCCAGACCTTCCACATCGTCCCGCGCATCACCCAGCTTATCAACGGGATCAGCCTGACCCGCAAGGTGCTCAAGGGCGTGTACTTCGACGCCGAGCGCTGCAAGCAGGGGATCGAGCGCCTGGAGGGCTACCGCAAGAAGTTCAGCCGCACCGACAAGCGCTACCTGGACGAGCCCGACAAGTCCAACGGCTGCAGCGAGGGCGCCGATGCCTTCCGCCAGTACGCCCAGGCCAAGGAGTTGGAAATGATCGGCTCCAGCAGCCGGGCCAGCTCACGCCCACCGCCGCCGCCCGACTGGCGCACCTAACACCACGAGGCCAACGCCATGAAAGTTCGACGCACCACCCACCCGCAGCAGGACAGCATCGACAGCCTGGACCCAGGCCTGTCGCTGGAGACGTACACCCAATGGCTCCACGAAATCGAGAACCAGCCCGCATGGCGTGCGAAGGCCGACAAGGAAATGGAGTATGTGGACGGCAACCAGCTTGACAGCGAAATCCTGCAGAAGCAGGCCGCGCTGGGCATGCCACCCGCCATTGAGCCCCTGATCGGCCCGGCCGTGGACGCGGTGATGGGCCTGGAGGCCAAGACCCGCACCGACTGGCGTGTCGGCCCCGACGCGGACGACCCGAGCGGCGAGGACGTGGCCAAGGCCCTGAACTACAAGCTCAACCAGTCCGAGCGCCAATCCGGCGCCGACAAGGCCATGAGCGAGGCCTTCCGCCACCAGTTCTGTGTGGGCCTGGGCTGGGTCGAGGTGGCGCGCGAGCGCAACCCGTTCAAGTTCAACAAGCGCTGCCGCTTCGTGCACCGCAACGAAATCTTCTGGGACTGGTTGAGCGTGGAGCCCGACCTGTCTGATGCGCGCTACCTCGTGCGCCGCCGCTGGACCGACGCGGATCAGGCCATCCTCAAGTTCAAGAACAAGGCCGCGCTGATCCGCCAGTGCATGGGCCGCTGGGGCGACTTCGAGCTGACCACCGACGGCGGCACCAGCACTGACATGGCCATGGCCTGGAACCAGGAGCGTGGCTGGAGCATTGAGGAAATGCAGTGGCGCGACTCCGAGCGCGGCCGTGTGTGCCTCTACGAGGTCTGGTATCGCAAGTGGGTCGAGATTGCCGTCATCATCACCCCCGACGGCCGCGTGGTGGAGGTGGACGAGAACAACCCGGCCCACATCGCCGTGATCGCCCGTGGTCTGGCCCGCCCGTTCAAGACCGTGGTGTCCAAGGTGTTCGTCAGCTTCTGGCTTGGCCCGCACAAACTCAGCGAGCAGCCCAGCCCGTACCCCCACGACCATTTCCCATACGTGCCGTTCTGGGGCAAGCGCGAGGACCGGACCATGGTGCCCTACGGTGCCGTGCGCGGCATGGTCTACCTGCAGGACAACGTGAACAGCGCCATCAGCAAGATTCGCTGGGGCCTGTCGGCTGTCCGCACGATCCGCACCAAGGGCGCTGTGCAGTACAACGACGAGACTTTCCGAGGCCAGATCGGCCGCGTGGACGCCGACATCGTGCTCAATGCCGAGCACATGGCCAAGCCCGGCGCAGTCTTCAAGGTGGAGCGTGATTTCCAGCTCACCGAGCAGCAGTACAAGATGCTGCAGGACGCCCGCATGGGCATCGAGCGCGCCAGCGGCGTGACGGCCGGCTTCATGGGCCAGAAGGGCACGGCCACCTCTGGGGTGCAGGAGTCCACCCAGATCGAGCAGACCACCCAGGCCCTGGCCGACATGATGGACAACTTCAGGTGGAGCCGCACCATGGTGGGCGAGCTGTTGCTGGCCATGGAAATCGAGGACATTGGCGACAAGCCCATGACCGTCAAGGTTCCGGGCAATGCCGTGGTGCCCGATAGCTATGTGCAGCTCAACCAGCCGACCACGGACGAGGACGCGGGCATCACCTACCTGACCAACGACGTGCAGCGCACCCGCACCAAGGTGTCGCTCAACGACGTGCCCACGACCCCGAGTTTCCGCACCCAGCAGCTCCAGGCCATGTCCGAGGCCTTCAAGTCCATGCCGCAGGAAACCCAGCTCATTGCCCTGCCGCACTTGCTGAACCTGATGGACGTGCCCAACAAGGACGAAATCATCAAGGCGATCCAGGAGAGCCGCAACCAGCTCACCGAGGAACAGGTGCAGGCGCGTATCGACCAAGCGCTCAAGGACGCGATGCACGACCTCAAGAGCCGCGAGCTGGACCTGAAGTACAGCCCCGAGAAGATGCGCGCGGAGATTGGGAAGGTGATTGCGGAAACGGTCGAGTCCGGCCTGCGCTCTGCGTTTGCTGCAATGCAAGGCGCCCAGGTCGTGGCATCTATGCCGCAAGTTGCACCAGTTGCTGATGTGCTGATGCAAAACGCTGGGTGGCGCCCGCCGAACCCAGCCGGCCAAGACCCCAACATTCCGCAGCCTTCACAAGTTGCACCAATGACGCCGCAAGCCGCGTTTGCCGGGGACACATCCCCGAACACCCCGGCCACGCCAATGGAGCCAGAAAGCCCGGCGGTCGGCCAAAACCAAGGCATCGAGACAATGCGGGCCGATTCTGAAGTAGCATAAAAGTGAAGCCCGCAAGTGCTGGAACACAAGCGGGCTTCTGACCAATCAGACTGATAAGGAGTCTTCATGGCTGAAAATGATTCTACGCCTCAAGAGAAGCGGTGCTCGTGCTGCAATGAAGTCAAGCCCGTTTGCTCTTTCTTCAAGTGCGCTGCGTGTAAAGACGGATTGCGCGGAGAGTGCAAAGCCTGCGTTAAAGCGAAGCAGCAAAAATACGCCGCTGAGAACAAAGAAGAAATCCGCGCGCAGAAGCGAGCCTACGGCGAAGAAAACAAAGATGCCTTAAGCGCCAAGCGCAAACTTGCCTACGCAGCAAACCCAGAGCCAGCCAAGGCTAGGGCAAAACAGCTTCGATTGCGCGACCCTGACGCCTACCGAGAATCAAAACGGCAACGGTATCAACGCGACCGAGAGCAGATACTTGTGCGGTTGCGCCAATGGAGGGCTGAAAACCGAGAGATTGTTTTGGCAAGACAGAGAGCGCACGCCAGCTCCCCTGAAGCCAAAGAGCGGAGGCGGATTTACACAGAGCGCTACCGAGAAAAAATCCGTTCTGCCGCCAAAGCATGGAAGGCTCGCAACCCCACCAAGATCAAGCCAATTTCTCCTGAATATCGCACGGCCTGGAGAAAAAGCAATAAGCAAAAGTTGCGCATTTACCGGGCGAACAGGAGAGCATTGACTGCATCATCGGGCCGATTGTCGCCGGGCCTTGCAGAGCGATTGTTTGACCTTCAGAAAGGCAGATGCGCTTGTTGCGGAAAGAGGCTAGGTGATAAGTACCACATGGATCACATCATCCCCCTTGCGCTTGGAGGCCCGAATACTGACGACAACATACAGTTGCTTCGTGCCCGGTGCAACTCTCAGAAGAATGCCAAGCACCCGGTCGATTTCATGCAAGAGCGCGGCTACCTGCTGTAGATCGCCTTCACGACCCAAACCACCCAGCCTGCCCCGTGCGGGCTTTTTTGCGCCCGATCCACGCCGACCCCCCCACTCAGGGTTTTGATTCAAGGAGGTCACGGGCACATTCACATCGCAACCTCGTGAGAGGTGGCTTTTCCCACAAGACGGAGCGTGATGGGCATGTCGGGAGACACCCCCAGAACGCATAACAGCAACCCATTGCGGCCACGGCGATATGTGGCAGGGAAGCATGAACCAACAAGAGTTTTTTCTGGCCAACGCAGTTGATGGCCTGCTGACCGACGAACAGATGGCGCAGATGCTCGATCTGCCCGAGGGCGATACCGGCCACAAGCCGGAAAGCGAGGTGCCCGACCCCGCATCTACCACGACGGAAGCAGCCGCAGGCGTTGAGACGAGTGCGAAGGATGGCGAGCAAGCCGGCCAAACGCAGGACAACCAGGACGGCGAGGGCGATGACAAAACGCCCAAGGTGATCCTGGCCAAGGACGGTGTTCACACCATCCCCTACGACAAGCTGGTGCAAGCCCGCCAGGGTGAGCAGAACTGGAAGACCAAGGCCGAAGCGACGGAAGCCGCTTTGCAAGCCGCCCAGGCACAGCTCGCGGAACTGCAGGCGCAAGCCCAGGCCCGTGCTGATGCAGGAGCGGCGCCCACCAAGACCGACAACGCAGTGGCCCAGGCCACCGCCGCCATCGAGCAAGGTGTTGACCCGGCGATCTTCGGAGACTTTTCCGAGGAAGCCATGGTCAAGGGCATCCAGAAGCTGGTGCAGATGGGCGTGGAGCAGGCGCTGGCCCCGATCCGGGGTGAGCTGTCGAAGACGGTGGAGCCGCTGAAGAAGCAGGCCGAGCTGACCGAGACACAGGCGCACTACAAGACCATCTACGACGCCCATCCTGACGCCGACTCCCTTGTCGAAAGCAAGGAGCTGGCGGACTGGATCGGCAAGCAGCCCAGCTTTGTGCGCGACGGCTACGCCCGTGTCCTCACTGAGGGTTCGGCGCAGCAGGTCGTGGAGCTGTTCACTGCCTTCAAGGACGCGACTGGGAAAGCAACTGCAACGCCCGAGGCATCGGGTGCCGCAGCAGCCGCGAAAGCGGCCATTGCAAACGCCAAGCAGCCGGCGCCCATCAGCCTGTCGGAAATCCCGGCCGGCTCGATGGCCCACCACGATGAGGCGAGCGCAATGCTTGATATGTCGAGTGCCAACCTGTTGACGAAGTTCGACGGCAAGAGCCCCGAGCAGATCGCAGAAATGTTGAACCGGGTTCTCTGAGCCCGGTGTGAACGAGAAGTAACCGCGCCGCTGTGAAGCGCCGCAGGCATCGCTGTGAAGCGAGGCCAGTCCCAACTTGAAGGAGTATCGCAATGGGTTCGACCACCATTCCTTACGGCTCGCCGCAGGCTATCACCCTGCAGTCTGCCGGTCTGTTCGCTGCCAACATGCAGCGCAACACCACCATGAACCGCCTGACGGGCAAGTTCCCGCAGCAGGCCAACGCCGAGGCGACCATTCGCCGCCAGTCGGCCAACGAAATGCCCATCGTGCGCTGCATGGACTTGCAGAAGATGGCCGGTGACGAAATCACCTTCGACCTTATCAACCCCATGGGCGGCGTGCCGATCATGGGCAGCGAGTACGCCGAGGGTCGCGGCCAGTCCATGTCGTTCAACCAGGATCGCCTGCGCATCAACCAAGCGCGCTACCCGATCAGCGCTGGCGACACGATGACCCAGCAGCGCACCCCGCACGAGCTGCGCAAGCTGGCTCGCGCACTGGGCCAGAACTACATGGACCGCTTTGCCGACCAGTCAATCCTGGTGCACATGGCCGGTGCCCGTGGCTTCCACAACAACATCGAGTGGGCCGTGCCGCTGGCCAGCCACGCGAAGTTCGCGGAAATCATGGTCAACCCGATCAAGGCGCCCTCCAAGAACCGCCACTTCATGTCCACCGGTTCGGGCATTGAGCCGGTCAAGGCTGCGGGCAACGAAATCACCCTGGCCAGCACCGACGTGCTGAACGCCGACGTGGTGGACGGCATCCGCACCTACATCGACTCGATGCCGCTGCCGCCTCCCCCGGTGGTGTTCGAGGGCGATGCAGCCTCCACCGATTCGCCTCTGCGCGTGTTGCTGGTCAGCTCGGAGCAATACACCAGCTTCGTGCAGTCCACCAACTTCCGCAGCCTGCAGGCGTCCGCCATGGCCCGCGCCCAGCAGGCCAAGATGAACCCCCTGTTCATGGGCGAGGCTGGTCTGTGGAACGGCATCCTGATCGTGAAGATGCCCAAGCCGATCCGCTTCTACGCCGGTGACAGCCTGCGCTGGTGCGCCAGCTACACCAGCGAGGTGGAAACCTCCACCGATCTGGTGCCGGCCGCATTCGCTGCCTCTGGCCACGCTGTGGACCGCGCCATCCTCCTGGGTGGTCAGGCCCTGGCCGAAGCCTGGGGCAAGCACGTGAAGACGGGCAACCCCTACTTCTGGAGCGAGAAGGAGCTGGACCACGGCGACAAGCTGGAAGTCCTGGTTGGCGCCATCAACGGCCGCTCGAAGATTCGCTTCGCCATCGACCACGGTGACGGCCAGAAGCAGATCACCGACTACGGCGTCATGGTCATCGACACGGTGGTCAAGCTCGCCGGCCAGTAATGAGACAGGGGCCGGGTAACACCGGCTCCGCTCGCTGAACACCCCCCAGATTTCAAGGAGCCTCACCATGGCAACCATCACCAAAAAGCGCGTGCTGTCCGACGCTCAATTCGGCGGCGTTCCCTACGGCAACCGCACGGTTCTGCCGTTCCAACTCAAGACCAACGCCACCGGCGCCGCCGTGGACTCGGACACCGCTGCGGCCATCGGCAGCGGCGACAAGGTGTACGTGGGCCTGCTGCCAGCCGGCTTTCTGCTGCAAGACGCCGTGGCCATCGTGTCCGACGCCTTCACCGCGTCGGTCATCGCTGACATTGGCTTTGAGTACGTGGACGGCGTGGACTCTGCGGTTGTGCCCCAGGACGCGGACTACTTTTTCAACGATCTGGCCATCAACGCGACTGGCCGCACCCGCATGACCCTGGCCAACGCCCCGGTCAAGCTGCCCAAGGACGCTTATCTGGTCGTGACCATCGCTGGCGCTGCCAACGCATCGGTGGGCGTGCTGGACATCCTGATCGAGGGCGAACTGGTCGGAGCGCCCTAAGTCGGCGTGACGGCAATGAAAGGGGCTTCGCGGCCCCTTTTTTCCATCCCCAGGAGAACCCACCATGAAACGTGAACTGATTGCGCAGGTCGCGCACGAAATCAACCGCGCCTACTGCGCCTCGCTGGGCGACACCTCCCAGCCCGCATGGGCCGATGCCCCCGAGTGGCAGCAGGCAAGCGCCCTGGCCGGTGTGGACATGCACCTCGCCAACCCCGACGCGACCCCCGAGCAGTCTCACGCTTCCTGGCTGGCCCAGAAAGTGGCCGATGGCTGGGTCTATGGCGAAGTCAAGGACGCCGAGAAGAAGCAGCACCCGTGCTGTGTGCCCTACGACGAGCTGCCGCCCGAGCAGAAGGCCAAGGACTACCTTTTCCGCGCCGTGGTGCACAGCCTCAACGCGCTGCCCGAGCCTCGTGCTGCAGCGCCTATCGTGGCGACCGTGGCCAGCGAGTCGGGCAAGGTGGCTGTGCGCTACATCGGCAAGCGCGAGCACTACACCGACGGCGCCTATGGCACCCACATCCAGTTCACCAAGGGCGAAACGGTCCTGGTGCCCGCCGACAAGGCCCGCCTGATGCTGCAGCACCCGGACGTGTACGAGCCCGGCGTCATCGAGCAGGCCGCCGAGCCCGTGGCCCAGGAGCAGCCGGGCAAGCCCAAGACCGACGAGGACAAGCGCGAGCAGGAGCGCGAAGACCTGCGCCAGCAGATCGCGCTGATGGACGCCAAGGCCCTGCGCGTGTTCGCCAAGACGCACTTCAACAAGTCGTTCGCCGGCAACGTGAGCACCGAAAAGCTGCGTGCCGAAGTGAACACGATGTTCGAGCAGTACGGCCTGGAGTAAGTCGGCATGAAGCTCGAAGCCCTCATTGCGCAGTTTCGGATTGATGCCGACGACACGGTGGACAACCCGTATCTGTGGGCCGATGAAGATATTGCGACTTGGCTCAGTGAGGCCGAGGAAGAAGCGGCCATTCGAGCCAGCCTGATTTACGACACGACCACGCCCGAGGTCTGCCAGATCGCCGTGGTGGCCAACACCGCCGCTTACCCGCTGCACAAGGCCATCACCGAGATTGCCTATGCGCAGTTCGTGCCCACATCCGACGCCACGCGGGTGGCGATCCTGGACCAGAAAGACCGCCTGGAACTTGACCGCCTGAACCCGCGCTGGCGCCAGGACACCGGCGAGCCGCGCTACTTCGTGCAGGACGACACCACACTCACCCTGTACCCGCGCCCTGCCGAGGCCGGCGCCCTGACGCTGGAGGTGCACCGATTGCCACTGGAGCCGCTGGCCAACGACAACGACGAGCCCGAAATCGGGAATGCCCACCACCGTCACCTCGTCAACTGGGCGCTGTTCCGCGCGTTCAGCCAGCCCGACTCCGAGGCCATCGACCCCAACCGAGCAGCACAAGCCGAAGGCCGATTTACCAGCCACTTCGGCCTGCCGGTGGATGCCGACATGCGCCGCGCCCACCGGGCGAACACGCCCCAGTTCAACAAGTCCTACTTCTAAGACAAGGAGCCCACCATGGCCAACGTCCTCTACGTCAAAGGCAAGGAGCGCATTGGACGCGCCCAGGTCAATCTCGAAACCGCTGACATCAAAGCCGCGCTGGTGAAGAACACCTACGCGCAGAACCTGACCACGGACGAGTTCTACACCTCCATCAGTGCCCACGTGCTGGGCACGCCTGTGGCCCTCGCCGGCAAGACCTTTGCCAGCGGCATCTTCGACGCTGACGACCTGAGCTTTCCGACCATTGCGGCAGGCGACACCGCCGAGGCCGTGGTGCTCTTTGTGGACACGGGCAACCCGGCCACCTCGTTCCTGCTGTTCTACTGCGACACCATCACCGGCTTCCCCCTGGCCACCAGCGGCGGTGATGTGGACGTGCGCTGGGACAACGGCGCGTACAAGATTTTCTCGTTCTGATCGACGCGGCCCATGCAGCTCAAGAACCGCATCAAGCAGAACGCCTCGATTGACAGCGCCGGCCTGATCGTGTTCGGCGCAGCGCTTGCAGGCCACGAGGCGGTCGATCTGGAGGTGGCGGCAAACGACAACTTCCAGTACCTGCTGGAAGATGGGACGGGCAACTACGAGCTGGGCCTGTATTCCCAGACGTGGAACGACCCGACCATGGACACGTTCCGCACGGTTTCCCAGTCCAACGTGGGCGGCGGTTCTGGGTTTGCCCCTTCCACATCTGGCCTGACCCTGAGCATCGTCCAGGTCGCATCCTCTGGCATTGCCACGAGTTCAGACCTGCCGGATGGTCCCCGCGCAGCCGGAGGCAACGCCATGGCGCTTGGTCCAGGTGCCCAGGCCCTGAAAGACTGGTCCACCGCCATCGGCCTGAGTGCCGAGGCCAAAATGACCGGTGAGATTGCGGTGGGTCCATCCGGCTACTCGTACCCGTCCTGGGTGCCTGTGAGTTGCTTCGTTGACCCGGAATCGTCGGATGACCTTCAGTTTCCAGCAGCCACGGGCTACCTGGAAATCACCAGCGCGATGTTGCCCAACAAGGGCGTGGTGCGTATCACCGGCACGATCATGGTGTCCGACGCTGATGCTGAAGCAGCGGAGAGCACCCAGGTCTTCGATGTGTCGCTCATTCTCACGAACATCGGCGGGTTCTTGAACCAGCTTGGTTCGTCTACGTTCACGCCCCTGGTGAGTGGGTCCACCGTCGCTGATGTGAGTTTCTTTCACTCGGGTGGCCGGATCACCATGTCCAATGACAACACCTCGGTTGGCTACTTTGCCCAGGGCTTGCTGCATCTGCATTGGGTGACTGCTGACGACTGGTGGTGATATGTTCGGCGCCAGCACATTCGGCACACTCGCCTACGGGGTCGGTGCTGGCGACGAGGAAGCGCCGCCCGCCGACCATATCGCCACCGGCGTCCTGCTGACCCAGTACGGCACGCCGAGCTACTTCGTTCCCAACTCAGCCACTGGGGTAAGCCTGCTCAACGCCGGCGCCCCACGAGCAGCCAACACCTTCCGCGCGTCTGGTGCGTTGGTCACGCGGTATGGATCACACTTCCACCCTCACTACCAGTTTGGCCTCGCTGCTGGTGTGCAGGTCATGCAGGCCGGCGTGCCCTACGGCTGGGCCAACCCGCTCCACCCAGGCGACACCTGGACCGTTACCGCTCGTGGTGTGCATCT